TTGCTCGCCATTTGACTTGCCGCGATCGTTGCCATCTGATCGATGTTCCCCTCAGAGTCAAAGATCGGGCTGCGTCGACCAGCGTAACCGCCACCCATCGCGGGCGAGTTGTATCCGATCGCACCTCGCCACTGAGCCCGTTGCATCCGCATGTCGCGAGCCTTGTCTTTCTGCGCGGCACGACCCAGTTTGATCCCTTCAAACTTGGCTTTGTTTTCAGCATCGCCGGGGCTCGGGAACAATCGATCTGTGCTCATGCCCTGGGCAACCCGGTCACTCTGAGGGACCGACGGCATGACATGGTTTGCATTGCGGGCGGCGTAGGCGGCACTGATCGCACCTTGGTTACCCATTGCGGGACCGGGAGTTGAAGCACCTCGCCGCGTGGTGATGTTGTATTGATCCGTACTGCCCAACGCACCGGCGGCGCTTCGCGGGTTGGCGACATACTGCATCGCTCCGGCGGCTTGGCCGGGAACAGCGAGCGGTGCGGTTCCGAGTGCCATCATCGACGGCGTGTTGGCGGAATTGCCAGCACGGTTGAGCGTATCCATGCCGAAGGTGGGAGATGCCAGATTGGCTTGCACGCCTTGAAGACTGTCCATCGTTCGCTTGGTGCGTGCCACCGACGCATCACGAGCGGGCGTGGACGTGATCGGGTTGGCGGCGATCAACCGACTGAGCGACGAAATGTTGCTGCGTTCTGCAACGTCAGCAGGGTTTTCGATCTTTCTTTTGATCTTGGGACGCTGTTGTCGAGTGTTGGGATCCATGGTTCTTCTCTGGGTAGGTGCTGGAGTTCGGTGTGATTGTATCACTCAAACGCAAATGGTCTATCAAAATACTAAGCGTGAAATTCCTGGCGTTGTCAGGCATTGACGACGCGGCCCATCAATTCCTGGTAGAAATCGACATCCGACTTGCATAGGTTCTGTAATTCCGAGGATGCTGCTTGCGGGTGCGGTGTCGCGTTCAGTCGCTCGCCGGTGAACCCAACGGGCAGCGAGATACGATCTTGTACCCGTTTACAAAACTTAGGCAAGTCTGCCGAGTCACCCACTATCTCGTATTTGGCCTGCACTTGATCCACGCTGCCGTAGTATTTCCCAAGGGCGTGAGTCAGGCCATGCTTGACGGCATACGAAGTCACGTCCATGTAATTTGCATCAACGTGCAAGTTTCCCATCAACGGCGTTTGTTTGGCGTAGTGGTAGAAACTGAGAAGTCGGCCGATTGGTTCGCGGATGACTGTCACGCAAACGGTGCCTTCCTGCATTTCTTCCCTGAGTCCACCGGCATCATGTCCCATCACCAATTTCAATCGGTGTCGTTTGTGCCTCGGAAGCGATCGGAAGTCACCGCTAGTGAATCCCGGTGCAAGGTCGTCGATGTTGAATACCACGGAAGCGTCGGTGAAGTTTTCGAGCAACCACGTTCGGATCGTCGTTCCGGCGGCTTTCGGGTAATGGTCAAAGAGTAACACTGCACTTCCATCCGTTTCGGTCCTTTGATGCCATCTCTCTCATCTCGTCAACTGTGATCCCATAGTCAGCTTCGATCCTTGCTTGTTCGCCTAGGCTACTGCGAGGCTCCCATGTTGTCGGATGGTTCTGGTGAAAGAGTTCAGGAGCGTTCACTCGGGACAAACGGAACCCCGCTTTTTCCAAGTGAGTTGGCAACCACCAATCCCAACCGGGGAAACCGAGTCGCAGTGTAGGTTCGACGATATGGGGCACCATAGCCGGAGTGATTCTCACCGCATCAATACCCCAGTGCTCTTGGGTGCAAGATTGGATGTCGTCGTAGTTCCAGCGAAAGCCAATGCGGCAATCCGTTCCACCGGCCCAATGCTCAATGAACATTGATTGCTCGGCATAAATTTCCAAGTCAGCGTTGAGGATTAGCACGGGCTGTTCTTTCGCTTCCTGTGCCAGTGATTGAATTGTGACCCTGTTTTCGTGGACTGCCTCCGCGATCTTGAACGTCACGTCGGGGAACAGGGGAGCGAGTTGGTCGATTTCTTCTTGATCGACTTGCTGTGCAATGATCGGGAATCCCATGTATTGCCACGTTCGCAAGCATGTCAATTGCCGTCGAATGCAGGTAGGCGACAGCGACGTGACCAACGTGAGAGCGTCGCTTGCAGGGTGCAGTCCGTTAGCCTTGATGTCCCGCAGTCGCGATCGACTAATCGCTGTGGCAAGCAACGCCGATGCGCTGAGTTTGTTGAATGCTTTACCGAGGACTTTAAGGAATGTCTGGGTGGCCTGTTTGACCAAGTGTTCGACGATTTCGGCCCTGTGTTCGTCGCACCAATCAACTCCCTTGCGATCGAGCTTTCGTGCGTAGTCGTTGCAACCACAGCCTGACTTCTCAAACCAATCGGGGATTAGCTTTTCCAGTTCTGTCCCGACGCCGCCCAGTGGTTTGCTGATTGCCTTAGCGACTTGGGCTTCAACACGCTCCTCGTAAAAAGACAGCTTGCCATTAACGAACAAGGGAATGCCGTTACGGAACTGGGGAACTAGACTGGTCATCTAAACTCCTTCTTCGGGTGGGCAGCATTCAGGGGAAAGTGCGTTTCGAGTGAACCCAGCACCAAGTTCCTCAGCGAATCCTTGAGTCCAGCCAGCCGGTGCATCGGCAGGCAGGAAGCATTGTTCGGCTACTTCATCAGTCACGTAGTATTCGGTGTATTGGCCGACATGAGTGGCCTCGGCTGGGATCTCTCCTGGGGAAGCGTAGCGATTGTAGTAGACCACTTTATCGCAGCAAGGATGTCCACAGATCTCGATTGGATCTGGTGTCCCTTGTGACACCGAGCAGATCATTGAGTAGGCAGTCGTGTATGTCAAACATGGATTCCCCGCACCGTTGGTTGTAATCGAAGCGCCGACGAGTACCGTGCCAATGGTCCCGTTCCATGGAGCGGTTTTCTCGATCAAATTCGGATCAGGATCGGCTTCCTCGTCTTCCCCGCAACGGAATGCTTTGATTGTTCGGACGGCGTAATCCAATTGACCGCAGTTGCCGGTCGACCAGTGGATGCCAGGATCGGCACCATCGACGACGGTAACATCCGAGGCCGGGCCAAGCATCGCCGATTCTGTTGCGAGGGCTCGGTATTGATCGTTCTCGGGGTCGTAGCTTGCCACGACTTCAGCACCATCTTGAAGGCAACTAGAATCGAAATCGAACACCACCGTTGGCTCGTCGCAGATAGATGGGTCTTCGCCTTGCCAGTAGTCGACCACGTCCCACGACTCGCCGTTCTTGGCGAACTTCGCGAACATGGCACGACCGACTTGCATGGCGACGGTGATGTAGTGGCCTTGTTGTGTTTTGGCAACCGGCATTCGATCGCCGGGGCAGACCCTTTTGATCGACATATTGACCACGTCGAACCACTTAGAGTTCTTGGATACGCTCGCGGGATCACTGCCGGCCAATAGCAACGCGTGTGCCTGGAAGACTTCGCCCTGCGACGCGGCCCTTGCTCCGACTCCCGTCTTCGCCTCGACCATCCATACGGTTCCCTCGCCCATTGTCATTAGGTGATGTCTCCTGGGCTGGCGTCGAAGTCGAGAGCGAATCGTGTGAGCAACGTGGCGGTCGGTTGGATCTGTGCGTAATACTCATAGGCTCCGATGTGACCGCTAGGCGGCGATGCGACGAGTCCCGGCAGCGTGACCGTGTGAGGGTTGTTCGCGAAGGAGGTTTGCAAGGCATTGGCGACCGCATTGAGGTGCGTCGTCCATTGGCTCGCAGGCACGTCCGGTTGGGACGAGTCAATCGGTCGGATCCAGTGGACATTGATTGCGCGATCAGACCCGGTGGACGAGACGGCTCGAGTGACGATCTCACGTTGAAGTCCGGCGTTTGAGTCAGTGTTGTAGGCCGCGATGATTTCCGCTGTGGTCTTCAGGCTGGCGCCCGAGGATTCAAGAAACGGCGTGGGACTGTAGTAGATGCCGTACCCGGTCTCGTCGCGGTGAGAGATGGATCGCACGAGTGTGACATCGTGTTCTTGCATCTGCCCGGCGAGGTCGGCGTGAACCAGCTTGGCTCCCATGTACTTCGCTTCGTTACTGCCGGAGATTAACGACAAGGCTCGGTGGTTCTTGAGACGCTTGTTGGTGGCGGATACTTGCCACAATCGAAAGGCACCCTCCTTGAGTTTTCTTTGGAGGACAGGGTCGGCGATTGAGGGGAATCCGCTGAAGTATTCATCGGGGTCATGTGCGGAGATGTTGACGATTTGCCCGGTGCCATCTTCCACCACGGCCTCCGCGATCATGGATGCTTCGTAGAGGATCGGTGCGCTGCGAACGTACAGTGTTCGGATTCCGCGATTGGGTGAGGGCGAGTACAAGCGATTGGCGAGGGCGGGGTAGTTGCCGGTTCCGGCCGACCAAATGCTATACCGTCCGGTCGTCGGATCGTAATGAAGTCGGCAAACCGCGTCCCGCAACAACCCGTCGAGTGCTTGCGATGCCAGCGATCCGCCCCACGGAGCCGGTGGTGTGTATGCGGGAATCACCCCGCCAGCCACCACGTCGAGGAACGATTTAGACCCGACGGTCGAAGCCAGCGCCGACATGGTCGTCTGGGAAGCAACCAGCGATACACCGGACGAATCGAGTTGATTGTAATCGCCGCCAAGGATCGTCTCTCGCAGCTTCCAACGACTGTCTTCGAGCACAACCCTCATCACACCGCCACGAACGCGAGGCGATTTGACGACCCGCATGTCACCCCAGGAGAGCGACGTTGATCCGTCAGACATCGTGAGCGTCGTCACGTCAGGCCATGGCGGGGCGGTGCCGTTTCCGACAACGCATTCAACCGTCGCACGCCCGGGAGTGCTATTGCAACTGCCGCGTACGCGGGCGCGAACAACCGGAGGGAACCCAGCGAGATTGATCGAGAGCATTACGCGTACCTCGGTGTCGAGGTCAGAGCGCTTGGACCCAGTCTCTCAAAGTGGTATTGCCAGCGGGTACGGTAGTGCGTGAACTTGCCGGTCGGATGACCATGGTCGATCGGCGTTCCGATCTCAAGCTCTCGCCGCCACTCTTGTTCTTCCAGGGGCCAGAGCGGGTCGGTTGGCGGCAACGGGACGCCACTGACCAGTTCGCCCGCAGTGATGTGAACCACCTTGGTTTTGGGGGTGACGAATACTTTTTGGATTGTTCCGTTGGCGGCTTCGTACAATTGCCACTTTGGCCCGCCGGTTCCAAACTTGCGCGTTCGCTCGGTGTATTCAAACACGGGGCCGTTGTCGTGTCGAAACAGGGCTTCAAAGCGAACAGCAAAAGACCGGGTGTTGGCAAGCTCGCCTGGGTGAAGGTGCTCCCATGAACGGTAGACGATGCGGTTGCCAGTTAGGTTCGCGGCGTCGTTTGTCAGTAACGTGTGAACGGTAGTCGCGCCGTCCTGCATGGTGAACCCGCAGTTTTGGTACTCGTCCGCGTAGGCCGCGTCGAGGAGGGCGATGCGGGCCACCACCTCGTTCGCATCGAGTTCGGTTCCATCGGCACCGACGAGATCACCACCAATCTCCAGCGTGTACTTCTTGGCCCAGGTGATACCATTGGCACCACGAAGGTTTTGGACACTGAACCGTTTCGGGTACACCTCGCAAGGTCGATGCGTGAAGTCGCCGTGGTAGAACGTTACCCCATCCATGTCGAGTCTCCTTCACCGTATTCGTTCGATTGCGATTCGGAGTCAAGTCGATCGAGGATCGTTGAGAGTCGCGCTCGATGGACTGTGTAGCCCGCGGTCAGTCGGGACAAGGCGTCGATAATCATTCGGATGACTTCATTGTGTCGGTCGATGAAATCATTTGCCATCGCCAAGGGCTCGGTGTACTGAGCGTCTTGCGATGTGTCGATCTGCGACGTGGGTTCGGGATCGAATGCAACTGGACTTGCATTGGCGACCTGCGGGTTGAGCGTGGACGGTTGGGGCGAGACCGGGATCGTCCGCTGCCCTGACTGTGGTCGCCCTGTGGCTTCCATCACCATCTGGCGAATCAGTTCAAAATTCTCAGCAGTGAGCGGCACATTGGCAGCAATGTTCGGTGGCGATGCGGTATCACTATCAGCGGCCACCTCGTCGGTCTGAGACGATTGCGGTGCCTGCTCAGGCGGATCGTTGTCAGGCTCGCTCTGTTGCGTCGGTTCCGTTGGTGCTGAATCACTCGCAGGCGGATCGGAGAACAACAGGGGTGCTTGGATCGTTTCGGTGCTATCGTTCGTTGCGTTCGACGGCGGGCTGTCTCGTTCGGGTTGTCGCTGATCGTATCGCTCCTGGCGTTCCTCGCGGAGTTGTTGCCGTTCGGATGTATTTCGCTCGGCGATTTCCATCTTCTGTTCGTGCGTCAAGTCCGATCGCCGGGCCATCATTGGATTGCCGCCGGCCTGAATAACCTCCACGTCAACGGGTGCGGAATAGCGAGCCCAGAACGGCAGGTCGTCGCCTTGGTTGGACTGTGGCGTCGATGGAATGTCGGCGGTCGGTGGTTCCGCTGACACGATCGGTTCATCCGGCGAATCAAGTTGCTGTGGCTCGACAGGGTCCGGCGTCACGAAATCGGGCGACCTATCGGAATGTGACACGTCAGGCGCAACCATCGGCTGCATCTCTGCGACTGGAACGGGCGGGATCTCCGCTTCGGGAGCCGTCTCAGTTTCGGGCAATTGCTCAATCGCGGGTTCGGACGCTGGCTCTGTGTCGATCGAAGAGTCAGGCAAAGGCTCAGGTGCGGTCTCCGCTTCCGTAGCGACCGAGTCCTCCAGCGTCAATTCGACCTGCTCTATCGCAGTTTCGTTTGTGTCAGGAGGCGACTCATCGAATGCGGTGATCGGTGGATCGCCGGGATCTTCCATACCCGCGAACACGTCGATCGTTGACACGGCTGCGGCTGCGGGGATAGCCTCCAGCGAATTCTCGGTAGGTGGCTGTCCGACCGAGGCAAGCGGGCTCGATGGCTGCGGAACCGCAGGCATGGGGGAAATCTGCGAACCGATGGATCGCGCAGGAATGCCCGTAAGCTCCTGCATGAACTTGGTTGCGTCCTCCCGCCGTTGATCGGCGGGGGCATCGTTTCGCCGCTGGAATGCCATGGATTACGCGGCCGAGATCACGTTCGCAATCGTCATTGCTGGCGAAGACCCCTTGATGTAAGCCTGGAGTTTCATTTGCAACGGAATTTCGTCCTTGCTCGCGGTCGTGTAGTTGTGGGCAATCCGACGCGTCTGGGGGAACGTGAAGATCGTTGAGTAATCCGAGACGGCAGCGGGCAGGTTGGTCGACGCGAACGTGAGTGCGGCTGCCGCGTCCGCCGAGTTGTCGTCGATGTATCCCGCGTACGAATCGGCCCCGTAGGGAACGGCAAAGTCCATCGTGATTTTTCGGCCGAGCGATCGAAAGCAACCAGGGGTCAGTCGGTTGCGGAACAGAGGCTTGAGCATGTTTTCGATTGTGATGTCGAACGAGATCAGCGAGCAGGTTTCACCACCGTAATCTAGGCTCGCGTCACCGAGGAGCCATGGGTACTGCGCGTCGCTCGGCAATGCCAACGCGTCGGGGAACGTAATGTCTTCCTCTTCGACGCCCAGGAAACTCAATGCCATCTGGACGATTTGGCCTTGTTGGTCTCTTGGGTTTGATCGCCCTCGAATGACGGCGCGGTTGACAACGCAGTAGCGGTAGCCGTGATCGACGTTGTCGCGTTCAACCGAGAGGTCGAACGGAATCGCGTCCCACTTCTCCTTGGTCGTTGACACGTTCGCAACCGCCGCCGCGCTGTTGCCAACGAGGGCGCTGAGCCAGGGTGCGATCTGGTTCGGGCCGATTTCCATAATCAACCCACCGGAGACAAGCCTTTGGCCGTTGCGTAGTTTCAGCGAGGAAGCGTCCATCCATCCGGTGATGCCGCGTCCACCGACCACACTATCGCTGTAGTTCAGGTTCTCGACGAGGATTTCTTCACGAGTGGTGGCCGCCACGAGCGTCGCGTCCACGTTAGCGCCGCTGGGAGCGAAACCGAACTTCGTGTTGATCCCAAAACTGCCGCAAAAATTACATGCCATGACTGCCATCCCCGTAAGTGCGTTGTCCACGACGCCTTGCGGGCGTGATGAAGCATTGTGTGATTGGGCGATCTCAAAGGGTCGCCTGGGGTGGTCGGTTGTTTAGCGAATCTCGCGGATGGTTGTGGTTAGGACAATGGGGATAATCTCGAGTCGACGCGACATTGTATCGTCCACGTCGTATTCGGGAGAGGTGTGCGTCGAGTAAAGTTCACCGACGATGTTCATGATCCGTCGGCTAGCGAAACGATTCCTGATTCGTTCCATGAAGACCATCGAGTTCGGGGTTCTGTTGGATTGGATGCTGGTTTCTCCCTCGGCGACGACGAGCATGGTACTGCGGGCGACATCGTGGCGATCGGAAAACGTATCCTCGATTTGGCTTTTCAGTGGCATCAGGTACGTGCCCGCCTTGAAGTCTTTGGTGAACCGTCCGTTGATGAATCCAGGGATCGATCGTTGCAGGATCGGCGCCCTCATTCCAGATGGCAGCAACTCGAGGATGATCTCGCGATGCTTCTTGGCGATCGTCCAGTCGTCGTACGTGGGCAGAGTGTTGGCCGGCATCAGGAGACCCCCGGCGAAACATTCTCAGGGTAATTGTAGGTCGCCGGTCGCGAGTGAGGGACGCTCGGTTGTCGGGTGAATTTGGATTCCTGTTCCATGGCCAGTCGCAATTCTCGATCTGCCATTTGGATCGTTTGCCAATACTCACCCACATCCCCACGACCGACACGTCGAAACTCGGCCTCGGCGTATCGCTGTGCCGCGTTGTAGGCAACCTCGGGAAAGTCGAGTTCGTGCGTCAGGATTGCCGCTTTGCCGGTGACCGCCGTGACGCTCTCAAAGAGTTCCAGTTCTGTGCGACTGGTGAGACTCTTGACACGATGCACCACGCCGATCTGGGAAGCGTGCTCATCAACACCAAAGCCAAAGGACGGTTCCGGCTCGCTTGCGGTGGTCGAGACGACAAGCATTAAACCGTCGGGAGACAGCAGGTCGTACGGTAGCGAACTGGAAACCGTCACCGTGGATCCTGCAATCGCCGTGCTCCCGCAGGAGTGGAGGGCACTTGCGATGCGCGGTCGACGCACATAGGAGACGGCGATGTCCGTTTGACTTGACGGCGCGGGTACGAATCGCAGTTCGGTTTGCTGGCCCAGTGGTCCCGTCGTGCGCACCTCGGTGACCGCGATCGGATCGCTAGGTGTTCCGTTTTGCGTGTGCTGCATCAGCCGAAATCGCTCTGGCCCGACACTGTAAAGTTCAATATCGGAGTCTTCGTCACGCACCTCGAAGATTTCGCGAACCGTATCGGGCAAAACGTATCGGTCGTCAACAATTCGGATGCTGGTGTTGGTGGCGATCGCACCGAGACCCCACCCGTCGAGCTGAAGCGTCGTATCGGACACTCGTCGACTGATAACAAAGGTGTGGTCACTGTATTGGACACTGGCGTCTTGCACCCACGCCGGCAGTGCGTCCTCAGCCGCATCGAGTGTAACGAGGCCGGTAGCCGAGACAGTTGCCAACACGGTAAGTGGTGCGTTGAGTCTCGCCACGGTGGTCACGGTGTAGTTCGCCCACTGGTGCCTGCTTTGTGTCTGTTCCGATCCCCAGACGGCAGCACGCAACGCACGGCGACGATTCACATGGTCGTCGTGAGCGTCCTCGGTATCAAGGACGTGCGAGAATAGATCGTAGAGCGTTTTCATATCCTAGATCTTCTGCGTGAGTTGATAGGTTGGCGTCGAGGGTGCCGCGAACTTAAACGTCTTGGCGTCTCGTCCGGTGCCGACGGTGACTTGGTACACGCCCGCTCCGTCGGTGAACTCGGTTGACTTGAGTACCTCAAACTGCACGTTCCCGCTTGCATCGGTCGCCAAAGGAACGTCCGCATTGACGACGTAGCTCGACGCGGCGAATTCGTTCTCGAAGATTTCCACGCGAACGTTCTGGAACTTCACAGGCACGCCAAACTGCGTGATGACACGAAGTCCGACGTTGGACTTATCGGCAGCGGACGGTGGAGAGATTGAACTGACGGTGAGTTGCACTTCCTCGGAGATGTCACCGCCCACCACGAACGCGGTATCAACGTAGCTCCCGAAGTTCTCGGCGTCGATTGCCAGTGTCCAAGTCGCAGAAGCGAGTGCAAATGGTTCGATGTCTCCTTCGCTGTCGGTCGTTTTCGATTCAGACGAACCGGCCTTGAAGACGCGAACCGTGGCATTCTCGATAGCCGCATCGTCCGCGATGTTGGTGACGTTGACGTTGACGACATTGGGTCCGGTAAGAGACACATTCGCCACATTGCCTACTGCGGTTAGGATTTCCTCTTGCTTCGCGAGTGTCGCATCACCACCGCCGCCGCCGCCACCGGCAGGACCGTTTTCCAGAGCCAGCGTCGTGTACTGCCAGCCACTTGATCCGTCAGCTTCGAGTGCCGTTTCGAGTTTCGTCAGCGTGCCCTGTGCGGTAGTGATCGTGCCTGGAATCGTGGTGCCGGTGTCGAGTAGGATTTCTGTGATGCTATCGTTGTCCGGTGCAGTGTAGTTTGCTGCAAGCAACGCACTGTCTGTGCCTCGCATGTCCGTATTGGCGGTCGTGGTATCGGTCAACGTGACACGGGCGACTATATCGACCGCGGGGTCAAAGTCATTGAGTCCTGCAATTGATGCGGCGGTAGCGAGTCCCGAAACGTCAGCAGTTGCACAATCGGTCAGCGTCGAGCCGGTGCCGAGTGCGGTGACCACATCGGCGGCTGAGTGCGTACTGAAACCCGTAGCAGTCAACCAGTTGCCTTGATTCGTTTGTAGTTCGTCAGTGGAGGCAAGGATCGCAGTAATACTTGCGTTGTCGGGTGCGGTGTAGTCACCGACCACAAAGTAATCAGCCGATGCCAATGTCCTTGCATCAAACTCCGAGACGGTTGGTATGTCGGCCAATTGCGTATCAAGGTTTGCTGCCGCCAGACCGATCGCTGTGCGTGTTCCGGCTGCGTCGAGCGGTGCAGTCTCAGATCGCGGATAATAAGTACCCGTCGCGGCCAGGGTATCAAACAACTCATTCGCAAACCCACCGACCGCACCAACAAACGCATTGAGCCGATAAGCACCAGCGGCCAAGTCGGTATAAGCCACACTGTACCGATTCAGATCGTTGGTCTTTTCAGTTGCCGATGCTGTGGCAACGACAGTATCCGAGCCAATCGCAAACAGTTTGCAAGAAATCGTCAGGCCCGATGTCGCGTTAAATTCGAGAGTTTGGGTTGCCATATCAGTTCTCTATGATTGTTACTGCTGATAGAGCGTCGTCGAACTGGGCACCGGCAGCGACCTTTGCTTGGTTTGCTGCGGTCTTGCTGACGTAGGCCTTGACAATCGTGGTAGCAAACTCGCGGATGCGAAACGAAAAGTTTCGGTAAAGGCTAACTGGAACGGGATCGTCTTCCTCCGTTTCACCGGGGACTTTGTGGATACCGTACTGGTCCGCAAACGCGGCGACCATTGCGTCAATCACTTTGGTCCCGTCTTGCATTGATCCGAGGACCGCCGATGAGTCGTCTACGACGACGTCGTCTCGGATGATTTGGATTCTTACTGAGTCTGCCATTA